AAGGGTTTATTAACCACAACACTACAACACCTGGTGGGATGGCTATCCCTTACGCAAGTTCAGTCCGTGTTCGTATTTCTTCTACTGGGCAGCAGCAAATTAAAGATAATGCAGGGAACGTCATTGGCATTAAGGTGAAAGCCAAGACGATCAAGAACCGTGTAGCTCGGCCATTCCGCACTTGTGAGTTCCAGATTATCTTCGGCGTCGGCGTTGTTGAACATGAAGAAGTTTTTGACTTGTTTCGTGCACATTGTACGGAAGTTATCAAACAAGATAAGGATGCTTACGGTGTAGTTCATAACGGGAAATCGATCCTCGTCGCTGGCACAGCTGCTTGGAAAACATTCACTGTGACTGACCAGAGTACGGGTGAAATTCTTGTTGAGGAAAAATTCTACAAGCCTAATTTCAACAGGGTTCTTTACAACCCTGCTTACCAAGAGTACGTTGACGCACTATATACCGATGCATTGGTCATGCAACGTGATGCAAAGGAACATTTGACTTTTGCGGGTGTAAACAAGGATTCCGTTGAAGAGGCTGAGGCACTAAAGGCGCATGGAAAGTGAAACTCGCCACCAGAAGATATTGGTCAAGATTGCCAGGAAAGCTAGTAGACCCCAAAACAGGTGATGTGTTATCAGATGACTGGAATAGTGGGAGTACAGGTCGGTACAGTGTATACGAGTGGTATCATACCCTCATGCCACTAATAATGTCAATACAAGATGAGCTTGGAATTGTCAAGGCGATCTCACTCGACCCTGAAAGTTTGGTTAGCGTAATCATGGAAGTTCTCATTAATTTTAGACCACCAGAGATTAGTCCTTGTAACACAGACGAAGTTGTTTTTGGCAGCTTGATTCTAGCTGGTACAGAAATTCCACTGTATAAGATTGACAAGTTTAAAACAGAAAGTTTGTTCCTGTCGATTAAGGATAGTGGACATGTTGAATTGGTCATAATAGGCTAGTGGTTGAAGAGGTAGTATGGAGTACGAGTTAAAAGAGAAGTCGGGCAAATTGAAATTCTGGTCGAAGAAGCCAGGTGTATATATTGATCAAGACACCAGCGAACCAATTCCCCCAGAAGAAGCTATAAAAGCGGGAGCGCCGTTCTTTTTTGACAAATTTCAATGGAACAAAGGTTTGGCAGAATTGATTAGGAATATTTCTCGTGAGAACAGCGGCAAAGGAGTTATTGTAACTTCTAGGGGACCGCATTTGATCCTGGAACACCTTCTCTGCTTCCGTGCAAAGTTTGCATACGACAATCTTGTAGACAAAGGTAAGTACACACATGGAGAATTGAATTTTCAAGACTCAGTTGTTGATGAGATGGAAACCGTTCGGGTTTATTTTGACAAGACAATTGTAGAAGGAGGAATGTATTATGTGACCGACGAAGGCATCTATACACCTATTATCATTCTAGACATGGAACAAGACAAATGAAGTACAAAGAAGATTACAAGACTGATGACCCACGATGGGTCGAACCGCCCAGAAAAGCTCTTCTAGGAAAAGAGATAGCTATTTGTTTCAAAAGACTTAACCGCTGGGCAAAGATACCCGAGTATAAATCCTCAGAAGCAGCTGGAATGGATCTGAGTGCCACAGAAGCCGTAGTACTGCCTCCAGGACGCTCTGCTATTGTATCTACAGGACTAGCCATGTCATTGCCCAAAGGCTTTGAGGCTCAAATAAGACCACGTAGCGGCCTAGCAGCAAAATATGGTATTACCGTCCTCAACTCTCCAGGGACAATTGATTCTGATTATCGTGGTGAATTAAAAGTGATCCTTATTAACCATAGCCAAGAAGAATTTGCTATTGCTTCTGGGGACCGCATCGCACAAATGGTAATCGCTCGTGTTGAGCAACCTTCTATTCACACGGTAGAGACTCTTGAAGATACAGAACGGGGAGATGGTGGACTTGGTTCCACAGGATATAAATGACTAGACACCAGTTCGAGCATTTAATTCTAGGGTTCATCTTGATGCTGCCTTTCTTCTTCCTTGTAGGTTTTAAAGTTCATGATATGCTCAAGCCAGCTTTTTTTTGTGAGCAGGCATGCAAAGAACTCGATGTCAGTTATGTCGGTTGTGACAACAACATTTGTCTTTGCAGACATGAGCAAGAATATGAACTTATCCACGTTGAAAGATTTAATAATGGTGAAACCAACTTCATAGTTGAATGCTCAAACTGATTTTGGCTGGTTTCACATGAGTGTGGAAAGGTCTTTAAACAAGAAAGAAGGCGTCCTAGAATGTATTGGCACCAGGTGCTGCTTACCACAGTAACAGTTGAATGCCCACTCGTTGTGCGTCGTGTATCATAAGGCAACAAAAACATGCGGATCAAAAATAAGGAAAATGCGTGAGTACCAGAGAGAAAAAAAATAGGCCATACCTGTTCATAGACGGATTAAATGTGTTTATCCGCCATTATTTGGTCAACCAAACTGTTAGCTCGAAAAGCGAGCCAATCGGAGGAGTAGTAGGCTTTCTTCGTTTTTTAAACTACGCTATTGACACCTTTGCACCGTCCAAGGTGTTTGTTGTATGGGAAACGGGCGGCGGCTCAGCCCGACGCCGTAAAATCTACAAGGAATACAAAGCCAATAGAGGCAAAATTAAAGAGTTTAAGAAGCTCAAGGCAGGGACTGCCTCTATGCGAGATACACTCGTAACAGACGGTGAAACTAAAGTTAAACAACTGTCACAGTTATACAAGCTATTAAAACATACACCTGTGTGTCAAGTCTTTGTAAGTGGCACAGAATGTGACGATGTGCTTGCTTATCTAGTATCGCAACACTTTAGAAGTGACTCAACCGATAAAATTATTGTGTCGAACGACAAAGATTTCTATCAGCTGCTAGAAGACGACAGTGTAACCATCTATGATCATGCGACAAGAACGGTTTATGATGGCGATAAAATTTTTGAAAAGTATGGAATAGCACCTCGAAATTTCTGTATGGCCCGTGCCCTTGTCGGTGATAACAGTGACAACCTTCACGGCGTCGCAGGAGTTGGGCTAAAGACGGTTGTCAAGAGATTCCCACAAATTGCTGATAGATCTATGGACCTGAACACTGGTATGATTATGGAATTCTGTGATAAGCAAGTAGCGGCTAAGGCTCGGCAAAAGGTCTTCAAGCAAGTTCGTGAATCAGAAGATATTGTAAAGCGCAATTGGAAACTCATGCACCTGTCTTCAGCAATGCTATCTGCGAAAGAGATTGCCAAGATAACTCATATCGCTGAAAACCACGAGCCCAAGATGGATAAGATCGCTTTGATCAAGGACGTATTGGCTTCAGGAATGGCAATCGCTTTTGACTTTGAGAAGTTTACAAGCGAAATGCGTCTGCTAATGACCTACTGAGTTGAACACGTCTAGGATTTGATTTTCGGAGTTTGTTAGCAGTGATTGAATACCGAAATGTAGTGGTGAAGGAAGGTCGTTAATTGAAAACCAACCTACATCATCATTTTCCCAGTCAAGTGTGGGTTTAAACTCATTTGGTACGACACCAATGAAGTTGTAGAATCGAAACTTGCCTGATTTGAAGACATGAGCAGGGACGAGGTCTATAGGGCCCGAGTATCCTAGCTCCTCCTCAGCTTCTCTATTGGCCGCAACACTTGGGGATTCATCCTCATCATCTATCTTCCCGCCTGGGACGCCCCAGGTACCTGGTTCATTCACATAACCGCTACGGAGGACAAGAAGAAGTTTGCCCGTATCTTGAGCGACCAGTAAAATACCTGCCCCACGATTACCCCAAAATCTAGAATCGTCACCATCCGATGAATGAAATTCACCTTGTTCATCTGGCACTAGATGAGATTCATCATTATTATCAATTTCTTTTAGGACCGCCGAAACGGCCATTTCGATTAGCTGTTTTAGGTAGCCTTCTTTCATAACCATAAATACGTGTTTTATGCGTATTTTACAAACAAAATAGTAAACAAATCATTTTGGTCTACCTTGGAATTTTGTCCACGACGGATCTCTTTAAGCTACGATGCTCCGCAATTGTCTACTGCCAGGCTCGTAGGTTACGAACGTACCAGACTCGTTTAAACACCTATTCGAGGATGGCAGACTTTTCTCTACAAGGCCAAAACAGGAGCAGTAAATGACCGAAGAAATGCCAACACCACCAAAACAACACTTTTCATTTGACAAGAACTTCCAAGCGAAGATTGTCCAAGCACTCATCGTAGATCGCCCATGGGCGGCTCAGATGAACGAGGTTCTCGACACAGAGTACTTTACCCTAGCACATCTCAGACTCGTAGCAGCCACGCACCTCGGGTATTACCAGAAGTACAAAGAGTTTCCTTCAATCGACCTGCTTATTTCTGAACTAAAGGAGCAGTTGAAAAACAAACATGACGCAGTACTTCTTGACCAGGTAAAGACTTTCCTAAAGAGGGTCAAAACGCACGAAGATCTGGGCGACCTTCCCCTTGTAAAGGACAAATCATTAGACTGGTGCAAACGTAGAAGGCTCACACACGCACTAATGCAGTCGGTTGACCTGGTTGAATCAGAAAATTACGACAAGGTAATCGAGATAGTGAAGAAAGCGATTCACGCTGGAAACCACCACTCCCCAGGTCTTGATCTTTTTGAAGACGTTGAAAGCCGCTACTCAGAAACCTACCGCCGTACAGTTCCAACAGGAATTACCGAGTTGGACCAGCGGAAGATCCTGAACGGCGGACTCGGTGCTGGTGAGCTAGGCGTTTGTGTAGCACCTACTGGTGTCGGCAAATCTCACTTCCTGGTGCACGTCGGTGCACAAGCTCTCCTAAAGCAGAAGAACGTTGTCCATTACACTTTTGAGTTGAATGAACGTGCCATGGGCATTCGCTATGATTCACACATCTTGGACCTTCCAAGTCTTGAATGTTTTGACCACAAAGCTGCGATCCAAGAGTTCTACCAGGATAACGCAGAGAATCTAGGTCGTCTACGAATCAAGTACTACCCTACTTCTTCAGTTACGGCTATGACTTTGCGTGGGCATATTGAGAAACTTGCCACACAGAATTTCCGACCCGATGTCATTATTGTAGATTACGCAGGCATCATGAGGTCTTCCGAGCGTTATGACTTGCTTCGCATGGAGCTAAAAAAGGTCATGGAAGAGTTGCGACAGCTTGCGACTGAAATTGATGTTCCTTGTTGGACAGCAATTCAGTCCAACAAGGAAGGCGCTCAAAATGATGTTGTCGATCTGACTAACATGGCTGAAGGCTATGGTCAGGCACACGTAGCAGATTTTGTTGTAGGGCTTTCAAGAAAGTCAGCACAAAAGGCCAATGGTTTCGGCAATATCTTCATTGCGAAGAACCGAGCTGGCGTCGATGGCATCAAATATCAAATTCACCTTGACACAGCTAAGTCTAAGCTTCGTATCCTGACAGATGACGAAGTTGCTGAATACTCAAGCGACATGGGCTCTGACGACCATTCCTTCATTCGAAGGAAGCTTCGTGAGATACAGAGCAACAAGTCAGGCAGCTGAACTGAAACACCAGGTATAATCAATGGCAACATTCGAAGAAGCA